GCATCCTTGATGACAAAATCAAACACTGGTTTGGCCGCCATCAGCCGATCCCCCACTTCTTGCCATTCACATCGTACTTGCGGCGCATTTCATCGTAGGTCGGCCGGTTCTTGCGTGCCGCCTGCTCGGCCTCGAAGGCCGCGCGTTCCTCGAATTGCTGCTTAAGCCGCGCATCGTCGAAGCTTCGCACCGTGATGCTGCGTTTTGCTGTGGGCAACTCGTCGTTCCAGCTCCCCGAGTTGAGCCACGTCGCGGCGTGCTTTGGTTCCGGGCGCCAGACCTTCGGCGGATTGGCCTCCCCGAGCCATGCCTTGTATCGCTCAAGCGCCGCCATCAGGTCGGTGAACCTGACATTGCCCTTGGCGCGAATTTTCGCGAGCGATTTCATGGCCTCGAATTTGGCGACTTTTCTCGGATACGCGCGCCAAAATAGCTCATCGCAGTCATGCGGCCAATCATCGAACAGGCTCAACATGATGCGATCCAATCGAGGTATTCTAACTTCCAATCGATCGTGATGGTTTCATCAAGCGCGCTGATGACTGCCGAAAACGCGCTCGCGGTGTAAGAATTTGGAGAGAAACGATAAGCCAATTCACATTCAGTAAGTGCTTCTCTTAACTTCTCTTTCTGCATCTCTACCCCCTCTGTCCGTTGGTGAGGAAGGGTTCTGTCGGCCACACCCCCCTTACCCCCATGAGAATGCTCATGGAAGGCAAGGGAGGAATGGCACGATCCTGTCCGTTGGAGCCGGAATGGGACCGCCGACCATGCTCGGCATTATCCGTAGGAGCGCATCCAAGCTGGGAGAACTTAATCCCCTACACCCTGCGCTATCCGCCCTGCCTACGCGAGCCATCCTTATCGGATAGCCTTCTGGCGGCCTTGGCTGACGGAGGGTTGACGACTGAGGATGCGTAAAGCATATACCTAGGCGTCTTCGGTCGGATTTAGTCAGCACCTCGTCCGATCGCGCCCCGCCTGGCTTACCACCAGAGCGGGGCAACTCTTTTCTAACTCTGATTTGTTTCATCACGCAAGCCCTTCAGCTCGGCCATCGTGCTTTGAGCGTTTCCCGTAGAGCCCGGCGCATGACTTCGATGTTTGTCTTTCGATCGTCCGCTTCGAGCTGCGCCACATAGCGGTCCATGATGTCGGGAAACATCCGGCAGTTGATGTTGAACGTCTCAAGCAAGTGCTCGTAAGCCTGCTGCTCGGTCCACAGTGATGGTCTCATTTGCCGCGCCTCAGGATTCGAGCGTGCCGCAGGCAATAAAACCCGGTGATCTTCTGCGCCCCGCAATACATCATCGGCTCCCCAGGTCGCTCGATCGGCCATCGGCAGTGCCTGTCCCGTAGCCGCTGAAACGAAACGGCGCACTCGGACTGGTCAGGAGGCAGCTCGGTCGCCGAAACGCATGGGAGGGCTTCTAATAGAGAAATGGGCGGTAATGTTTCACGTGAAACAATTTTGATCTTCTTCGGCTTGGGCTCTGGCTTGGGTCTCGGCTCCCGCTTCGGCCGTTCCAGCCCTTCCCGTTGGATCTTGCCGATGATGGCATTGCGGGTCAGATGAATGCGGAATTTCTCATTCATCCGCCGGGCGATCTCGGCGGCCGATAGACCCAAGGCGAACAGATCTCGGAGCGTTGGGATAGCCTGAATGTCCTGCCGCCAGATCGATCGTTCTGCCTTGGTTGTCATGCCAGCAGCCTTTCTTCCTCTTCCATTTTCCGCAGCGTTTCGAGCACGGCGGTCATGTGTGCAATCCGCATGTCGGCCTCGCCCTGCTTCATTTTGCGGATGGCAACCTGATGCGGATAGACGCGCCGCCGCATTTTCAGCTCGTATTCGACTTCAGCGATTTGAGATTTGAGCGATACGGTCATGCCAGCCTCACAATCGTCACCCGCACGCCGCGGATCGGCGAGCCCCATTCCACGGTGATTTTCCGCATGTTCTTCGGGGCATCGTTGGCGATCACTTCGATGCGCCGCAGGTAGTCGATCAAGTGCTTGATTGTGTTGTCTAAATCGACGTTGGTGATGGCTTCGTTGATCTCGATCCGCAGCTCAAACCGCTCGATCGGCTCGGATTGCGGCGGGTTAAGCCCGCGCCGCTTGTCGAGCATGACGAAGCCGTCAGCCAGCTTCTTCCATTCCCGCAAGCGTTTCTGATGCTTCCAGTCGATCCGCCGAGTCCGGTTGATCGACGGTGGCACTGGCAGGTTGAGGACAATATCGGGAGGACAGGCGAATGGCGGATCAAAATTGGCAAATCGCAACGCCATGGGTGCTCCTAGACCGATGCTTCTCGCTCTGTGCCTGCTGCCTTGATGAGCCGTGGCCGACCGGGCTTGCCGGTCCTGGGATTGCGCTGCCGGTACAGGATACCGGCGACGGCGCCGTAGCTGATCGATGCCTGATAGGCGATCTCGGAATACGAAAAGCCGAGTTCGCGCAGCACGATGACGCGCCTGTTGCGCTGCAGTGTGCGTTTCATGCGCGCTCCCGCAGAAAGGCGTGCATCGGCACTTTGCCTTTGGACAGATCGGACAGCATCTTGGCAAGAGGCAAGGATGGCTCCTTACGCCTCGCAAAGATATTCCGCAAATGCGCTTCGGAGCAATCGGTAATCTTGGCTAGGTCAGCGATGCTGATGTTCTTTTTCTCGGCCCAGCGCGCCATGGGATGATCGTAAGCCATGATTTTGTTTCCGACAGAAACAGTATTTTGTCAAGTCTCTGTGAATTGCATTGACAACGAATTATTTCTGTAGGAAATATTCTGCAGGAGCAAATCACATGATCCACAAAGTCGAGAAGCCTTTGCGAAACGTCAGCAACGGATTGTTCAAGATCCGATGCTCATGCGGATGGTTCACGATCAAGGACAGCTTGGAGGAAGTCGAGAAGCGCGCGGCTGTGCATGATCGAGAGTGGATAGCAGTGGAGAGTACCGATGAGCGTAGCGTTAGCGGACATCGTAGCGACGTTAATTAGATACCCGAATGGCCTCACCGCAAAACAGGTGAGCGAGATTCTGGGCATCGGACGGCAGACGGCCAGCAATCGACTGAGCAGGGCGGCAGTTTATTGCTACGTCGAGAAGATCAGGCAGGCTGGTAAGAACGAGCCGATTTATCGAACTAGGAGACTGGCTTAATGCTCACTGCGGCTCAACTGAAAGCGCGCGAAGGCAAGCTGACGGCATCGCGTGTTGCCTGTCTGATGAAGGGCGATGCTGCCGAGATCATGCGGCTCTATCGCGAGCTGACCAATCAGGAAGCGCCCGAGGATTTGTCGCATGTCTGGCCGGTGCGGCTAGGCGAGGCCACCGAACAACTCAATCTCGATTGGTACGAAGCGCAGAATGGCCCGCTATCACGGCGCGGCGAGGTTGTGACACATCCCAAATATGATTGGGCTGCAGCAACGCTTGACGGCTGGGATGACAGACTTGGTTGCCCGATAGAGACCAAGCATGTCGGTGGCCGCGAGCCATTGGAGGTCATCATCGAACGCTATCAGCCGCAGATGCAATGGCAGATGGAATGCACTGGCGCAACGGAATGTGGGCTATCGGTCATCATGGGAGCAAGCCCGCCGATCGTGGAGTTCATCGAACGCGATGCTGACTATGCCGCCGAGATGGTGAAGCGTGGGCTGCAGTTTATTTCCTGCGTCAAACAACGGATCGAGCCTGTGGTGTTGCCTGCCATCGCTGCGCCGATCGATGCCACCAAGATTTACGATATGGCTGGCAATAATCAGTGGGCAACATCGGCTGTCGATTGGCTGAGTAGCAAACCGGCGGCAGACATCTGCAAGGATGCCGAGAAGATCCTAAAATCACTCGTGCCCGAGGATGCCAAGAAGTGCCACGGCCACGACATTCAAATCACCCGCGACCGGGCTGGTCGCTTGTCACTCCGAGAGGCAAAGCAATGACTGTTCCTGTGAAACAATCACCCGGCGACATCATGGAAGGCGTCATCGCCAAAGGTGATCTCGCCAAGCTAGAGCCCGATGAACGGGTTCGGTATTACAACGAAGTCTGCCGCAGCATGGGACTCAACCCGCTGACGCAACCTTTTTCGTACATCACGCTCAACGGAAAGCTGACACTTTACGCCACGCGTACTTGCGCCGACCAGCTCCGCAAGATCAACGGCGTGTCATTGGAGATCGTATCGCGCGAGATCGCCGACGACATTCTGACGGTGCATGTCCGAGCCAAGCTGCCGGATGGCCGCTGCGACGAGGATTTGGGCGCTGTCAACTTTCCCAGCACATTGAAGGGCGAGGCGCGAGCCAATGCCGAGTTGAAGGCTGTGACCAAGGCGAAGCGGCGCGCAACGCTATCAATCTGCGGGCTCGGCTGGCTTGATGAAACCGAGGTCGAGGATATTCCAGCGCGAGCCAAACGACCGGCGCCGCCTGCGCCCAACGTAATGCTGCCGCCGCATGATCCAGAGACCGGCGAAGTCTCAGAACTCGATCCCGAAGCATTGAAATTGATGGCCCGTTCTGCCGCCGAGCGTGGCCGTGGTGTGTTCGATGTGTTCTACAAATCCCGCAATGCTGCCGAGAAGGCGACATTGCGCGGGATGAAGGCCGAGCTGGAAAAGCTATTCCCGGTTGAAGATGCTGAAGCTTACTAGAAACAATGGTGTACGCTGATCGCAGCAAACGTCTTGCTTGTAAACGCAAATCTTATCTCAAGAACAGAGATAAAATTCTCGCTTATAACCGTGAATATAGAAAAAGGAATCGAAAAAAAATTCGCGATAGTAGGCGTAAGCATAGACGCAATCATATTGAGGAATATCGCACTTATCGTCGTGAATGGAGAAGAAGGAATCGAAAAAAATATCTCGCAGATGCAAAGGAATACAACAAAAGGTATCGAACTTTAGGACCAATCAACCCGAGAGGTAAACTGCAATGGCTAAGAAAGAACGCAGCGTTGCTAAGAACGGTGAGTCGTATAGCGAGAAAACTAGACCGCGGAGTGCCGCTCACTTCGATCGAGGAATCCATACTGACATTGAATTTGCGGAAGCAAGCATCGCTGTCGCCGGCGACTTAGTATCAGGCGCAATCACGGCGAGCGTCGGCAATTCGATCTGCGCCAACATGCGTAACGTGCTGAAAGTGCATGAGTTGAAGCACAAGTATGGCGCGCAAAAGCAGGGTGGCGTTAAAACTCTGCTCCTAAGTTGATGCTCACGCTTCCTGACGTAACGCTGGTCTGCATCGATGGTGCCTACCACGATCTATCGGCATTGGCGATGCAGACTTGCCTCAAGCACGCGACGTTTGGCGATGTCATGACATTCTCGGATCGGCCCATCTTGCGTGAAGCGGCGAACATGATGTGTCGCATCAACAGCCTGGACGATGCCATGCGGGTGCTGTGGTACACCGTGCCGCAAGTCGTAAAGACCAGCCATTTCCTCGTGATGCAATGGGACTCGTGGATCATCAATCCGCAGCAATGGTTCAATGAGTTTTTGGCCTATGACTACATTGGAGCGCCATGGGGTTATCCGCATTACAATATCGGCAACGGCGGCTTCTCGCTGCGGTCGACCAGGCTGGCCCGATTCCTCGCCGGCAACAAGCTGGCCTATCCGATCCATCACCCCGAGGATGATTGGCTCTGCCGGATGTACCGGCATGGACTTGAAACTAAAGGCTTTCGCTGGCCGCCTGATGACATGGCGTTGCGGTTCTCATTCGAATGCACCGGCCCGGTCGATGCTGGCAAGCACTTCGGTTTCCACTGCCTTCGCAATTTTCCCTATGTGATGAAGCGCGAGGAACTGGCCGAGCGGCTGTATATGTGTCCGGACTCGATCAAGCGCAGCAATGACTATGCGATCGCGGTGAAGCTAGGCCAGCATCTCGGCAGCCAATGCGGGGCGGTAGCCGTATGAGCCAGCGCGATTCCGGATATGAGCGCAAGGAGCGCGATCTATACGAAACTCCTACTTGGGTGACTTGGGCGCTATTACCACACTTGCCTTGGCGTCCTAAACGTATTTGGGAGCCGGCCTGCGGTGGAGGCAAAATGGGTAACGCTCTTGTTATGGCTCAATTTGAAGTGGTGGCATCAGACATAGATCACGGCGTCAATTTCTTGAATGAATCTCATGCACACAGCTCAGACGCAATCATAACAAATCCGCCTTATAGATTTGCCGAAAAGTTTGTCGCGCACGCCATCAATTTAATTGCTCCTGATGAGGGAATGGTCGCGATGTTATTGCGAGTAGATTTTGATAGCGCCAATACTCGCAGGAATCTTTTTAAATGGCAGCCAGCATTTGCAAAGAAAGTTGTTCTGACAAAGCGGATTCGCTGGTTTGAAGGTAGCAAGGGTAGTCCTAGCTTCAACCACGCTTGGTTCATCTGGGATTGGAAACACAAGGGACCGCCGACGCTGGCGTATGGCCCATGATGCGTATCCTAGTCAAACGCATGGGCGCATTCGGCGACGTGCTCTGCACCACGCCGGTCATCCGCAGATTGCGGATTGAGCATCCTGATGCCGAGATCCATGTGCAGACCCAGCATCCGTACTGCTTCCATCTCAATCTGATGGTGCGGGCTGTTGGTCCTTATGCTCGCGGGCCATACGATCGTGTCATCGATTTGGACATGGCCTATGAGAAACGGCTGCGAAAGCTGCATTCGATCGACGCCTATTTCCTCGAAGCATTCGGCGATACCGAAGGCGACAAGTCAACGCATCTGGTCCGCATCGATCCGCCGCGCAGCATGATCGATGATTGGCGCAAGGCTGTCGTGATCCATCCTGGCCGGTCATGGCCGCAGCGCACGCCATCGGCGCTATGGTGGTTGTGCATCATCAACGCGCTGATGGACTTGGACCGCCGCGTCATCATCATCGGCAGCCAAGTTGACCTATCGATTCCAGTGCCAGGCGTGGTCGACACTCGCGGGCAGTTGAATTGCAACCAGCAGGCCGGCGTGATCCAGGCGGCAGGTTGTTTCATCGGCAACGATACCGGCGTATGGGGTGGCATTGTGCCGTCGACTGATACGCCAGCGATTGGCCTTGCGACGATGACGGCGCCCGACATCATGAACCTCTATCGGCATGGTGGATTCGGCTGGCGCACCAAGGTATTCAGTGCCGCCGTCCCATGTGTCGGATGTTCGGCCGAGCTCAAAGATGCCGTGACAAACTTTGCCTGCCGATACGGCACCAATGCCTGTGCTGAGGCATTTGATCCGCAGGAGATCGCGGAAGCTGCAGTGGGGATGCAATGAAACGAGAAGCAACAGCCATCGCCTATCTGCTCTCGCTCGGCATGTTCATGTCGGTGCTCATGGGCGTTGCTGTGGTAGCCGTGCCACCAATCTGGTGGACGCCGAAGCAATCGCATGGTTGGTCGAAGGATACACCGAAATGGTGCGCGCAGTTTCCGTGCTATGCAAATCGCGATCGACTGCTAACGAGACGTTAACGATACAACTTTCACGTACCCAAAGGACGCAAAAGTTATGAAACGAAAAATCTACGTCGCCTCATCCTGGCGCAACACAATTCAACCGAAGGTGGTTGCTGCCCTGCGTGCGGAAGGGCATGAAGTTTATGACTTCCGAAACCCGGCTGAGGGCAACGCCGGCTTCCACTGGTCAAGCATAGACCGAGAGTGGAAAGACTGGAACCTTCGCCAATACGTCCATCAGATCGAAAGCCATCCCGTCGCCGCCGAAGGATTCAAGCTGGATAAGGATGCTCTGAACTGGTGCGATACTTGCGTTCTGGTTCTGCCGTGCGGACGCAGCGCCCATCTTGAGGCCGGATACGCCTGCGGTCAGGGCAAGGACGTGATCTTCATGTTGAACGAAGATCGGTTCGAGCCTGAACTTATGTACCTTCTCGGAACCGGCTTCGTCACCACCACTACTGAACTTTGCATCGCGCTTCGGTTCAAGCGCGGCACTTGCACCACGATTGGATACCCGGACGCGGCTTAGATAGTTAATGACGCGTTAGCAAAATTGGGGCGGCCAATGGAACACAGAAATGACAACCAGCAAATGGATTACCGCAACGACCCAAAGTTGCGATGTGAGACATGCAAGGGCTTGGGCTATCGGTTAATCCCGTTTCAGGAATGGGAGGACGACGAAACTCCGGTACTCTCAACAATCAAGATTGGCTGCAAAGTCTGCGGCGGGTCAGGACATCGTTGATTTTGAGTTAACTATGCAAACGAAGCTCACAAAGAACGAGAAGCGGTTTCTAAGTCGGCTGGTCTGCGTGTGGTGCGAACACCGCTTGGACCGAGACGGCTGTGGCGCGATCTGGGAAAAGTGTTCGCAGGAGAGTCGAGATAGCCGACGCGAGCAAGCCTTAAAGACCTATAAGCCGCGCAAAGCTCGTTAAGGAGAGGTTAAGGGCAAAAAAACATGAAACCATGCGAGGACATATGCCAAAAGAGCTATCCCGCGAAACTCGCGAGCAGATGATCGAAGATGCCAGCGACGTGATGAACATAGTTCTAAAGGTGGCATCGCGACGTTTGGTGCAATCACTTGAAGCCGTCCACGATAGCAACATTCAGCCGCTTCGGAACGCACTTAAGAAACTGGTTATTGCCGCCCGCACGAGCGGCGGCGTAGCTGGGCGTGATGGCGGGCTGTGCGCGGCCTGTGACGAGGCCGAACGAATACTGACGGAGATTTGAAATGCCGATCACAAGAAAGCCAATGAGGACTACTAGACGACCATGCGTCCCAAGAAACTACGTTATCATCTACGGATCGGGGCGCAGGCTATCATCCGCACATCGAGGCAAGCAGCCAAGATATTCACGTTATGAGCGGATGGTATTGCAACACTTGCCGGGGCGCAAATGCCCCGGCACACCGTTGGGATAGGTTAACAATGCCGCATGAGCTAAAGCTAATACCGCAAACCATAGTAGACGGCTGGCAAGCCTGCTGCTCCTGCGGCTGGAAATCCTTCCTTAGCTTCTACGAGATTGAAGATCGAGACGCGCTAATCGCAAAGCTGGAAGAACAGCACCGACTGCATGTCGAAACGTCAGATCGTTAATGCGCCCTTAACAATGCGAGGAAGCGATGGATTGGTTTAAGCTAACTGGTGATGAAAGGATTACGCAACGCTGCGCCACGCTTGGCTGCGGCGGTCAACCAACATGGCGGCTAGAAGCCGAAGGTGTTGGCTCAAACTACTGCTCTGGTTGCCGAGAGAAGATCAACATGGTGGCGAGCGGCTATACCGAGCTACCGCCAGCGCCCGACACTTGGCGCTCACGCCGCTAACGCCGCCAACGTAATGCGAGTGCGCCCTTAACAATGCGAGGACAGATGAGCGAATGGCAACCGATTGAGACAGCCCCCAAATACCGCATGTTGCTTGTGGGGTTCTTTAACTCGCTCGGCAAATGGCGATCAATGCACGCGCAATGGCGTGATGATCTTCCTCAACATGACGAGGCTGAGGCAGACGACGAACCAGCTCCCGCTGGTTGGTATTCGGGATCGCTCGAGGATGAACAGCTATTTCAATGCAGCCCAACGCATTGGATGTTCCTGCCGGAACCGCCGAAGCGTTAACGCCGTCTTAACGATACAGGAGAAACCGTGCCAAGGATTGCCGAGCTTCGACAAATAGACGGCGCTCTATGGGCGCGAATTGAAATGGAAATGGGAAGTCCGATTGAACTCCTATCGCCACAGGAGATTGAGGCCAATCGCAAGCGAGAGACGGGATATTTGGACAAGATTGAACGGCTGCGGGCCGCGCTCAAGCCATTCGCTGATTACGTTGACCAGCTAGACGGAAAGATACCGCCCAAATGTTCCGGCCCGTCCATGAAGGATTGGCTTGCAGCGCACGCGGCGGTTAATCAGCAGTTAACAATGCAGGAGAAGTGAAATGGACCTCCGAAAACAGGAGTTGGTGTGGCTCGCAAGACAACGGTGGCCCGTGTGGGGCGGGCATCTCGTGCGTGGTGAGCCGCTAAGAGACGCACAAATGCGAGCGTGGATTGATGATGGAATTATCGAGGCGGTCGAACAGCCATGCAAGGGCTACGTTCTAACCGAAAAAGGTAGAGCGTTAACATCACATTAACCAACCGAGAAAGGAAACTCTAATGAGCGTATTCCCACGGAAGAAGGAACGCAGCATGAGCGACATCCTACGCGCCGTCGATAACGATAGCCCACCGCCGAATCTGCCGGCGGTTCGGCCACGGCAGCAGCAGCCGGTGCCGCCGACACCACCGATCTTCAATGCGGCCTATTGGCTGGAATTTCTGAAGTACGGCGACATGATGGAGGTTGCCACCGAGCTGCATACGCTGAAGGGCGACAACGCTCTGTCGACGCCCGAGGATCTCGCCAAACTGCTGTGGACATGGGCCGACAGCCGCAAGACCATGTTCGTCAATCAGCAGCAGCAGACCGAGACCGAATAGTTAAGCGTGGATCACAAACCCGAAGGCGTGCCATCCCAGCAGAAACAGCAGGATGAAGAATAGCAAGTCGCTGGCATGGACCGCCCAAGGGAATTGAGCGGCTGAATAGGTCGCTCCAATCCACGAGAAGAACCACAAGATCATCAGTACCCAGAACAATAGACCTATAGACATTTGAAGCCTCCTGTTACGTTTCGTTACGCGGCTTGCGTTCCATTCGCGCTTCCAGCGTTGCAGTCGTCGGTCGCGTGGCCTCGATCGTATCCAAGCGGTGCAGGACTACATCCATGTCGCGTTCCCGCTGATGCGTCTCAGACAGGAACTTGGCAACGACCCATCTGCGAAATTCCTCGTGCTCCCTGATACTCAACGACTTATCGAACAGTCTGACCAATAACGTAATGCCGGCAAGAATCGCCGCACCAATCGCTATGGAAGTATCGAGGCCCACATTGCATTACTTTGGAGGCGTGGGAGCAACATTGAGCGGCGGCGATGTAGGCACCGCTGATGTCCCGATCACCGGCACCTTCGAGCAAAGCGATTGCAGCGAGAACGGAATCGGCAGGCTCACAATTGCGTTAGCTGCGTTGGTCGCGTCGAGGAACATCTGCCCGCAGTTTGGATTGGCGCAGACTTGATTGAGCGCAATCGCCGCAAGCCGCAGAGCTTCAATGTCGCTTGCAATTTTCATCGTCAACGGCAGCGGATGAGCCTTTATCAGTTCTTGCACCGGAGCAAGCTGTTTCCAACAGGCATTGCCGACCGGATCTTGCAAGCCTGGAATCTGCTGACTGAGCGCCAGCGCGCCGTCGATGTCGGCAAGATCATTGAGGAACGTCACAATCGAGGAAGTTTCTCTCGTTTCTTTAGCGGCGTTTGCCGCTTTTATATCCCCGATAGGATCAAACCGTTTCTGTGCATAGGCATTGCCGCTGAAGATCAACAGCGCGAGAACGATGGATAGCCGTTTCATGGCTTTGGCTCCTGCGGCGGTAGCTCAGTCGGTGCAACAGTCGGTACAATCGGAGCTGTCAGCTTTTCGACAATCTTATTGGTGGTGTCGTCCTTCGCGCTTGATCCGCGGCTCGATCCGAATGTGTAGTTGAACACCGTGACCAGGCATGTCGAAAACATGATGGTAATCATGGTGTCCAACATCTTGTCATCGACGGCGCTGGTGACAAACATGCGAACGAACAAGGCGAGACTTGTTACCGCCAAGATGCCGCCAGCAAGAAAGCCCTGCGCATCCGGCGCCCACCATGGTCGTTCAGGGTTCATGTAGCCTTTCTCATGCCGTGAGCGATGGCTTTCACATGCTCAACACGATTGAGCCATCCCTTGGTGAACTTGCGCTGATGCAGGGACAGGTAGAATGCGCGCTTTGAATTGGAATAGTCATCGATCAGCTTGTCGACGTCGCAGTTGGCAATGGCCTGCTGCGTAATCGGACCAATGCGGCCGTCATCGTTGACGCCGAGTGCTCGCTGCAGCAGCACCGCTGCCCGATACGGGCCAGCATTCACCGCCATGTCGAAATAGAGATAGTCAATCCCTACCGGGAAATCGTCGCAGTACGGATTCCAATACTCGTCGTGATAGATCGCATCGATGTCAGCTTGCGTGGCCTTCCACACATCGCCGGTAGGCTTGCCATGTTCCTTGCACCAAGCGTCGTATTCCCGCTGGATGATGCCTCTCGATGTCCGCCCGCCATGGTCGGCAGGATCGTCATCGTTGCCGCCTTCGTCCTGTAGGACCGCCTTGAGCGATGCTGCGAAGTTGGTCTGCATTAGATCCCCGCGTCTGCGCTTGCTTGAATGATAACGTGATGGTTAGCCGCGCCTGCGCCAGCACATTGAATCTCAACGTTGGCCTCGTTCTTCGATGAGTTTGGATCGACTGTCACGGCAAGATCAGCGCCAGTCGTATCCCGGCAGTTGGCATTCGCGGCGCCAGGATTGTATGTCGTAATCGTTGGCGCTATCCGCATGATGTGCGGGAATTGCCAGTTGACCGTCGTGACGATAGACGTGACCTGCGACACCATGCCAGCGCACCGACCGTCACGGATTGGGCCGGCGCAGTCGCATAGGCAAAGGTTTTGGCGAAGTGGCGCTGATTGAGCGCCATCAAGGTTTCCATGCCGATATGCTCAAACTGCGGTGTGAACGCCGCGGTCGAACATGGCACGCCCTCGAGCTGCACATTATCGATCTGCACCCAATCATTGGTGCTGGCCGTGCCGACCGGCGTGAAACTGAATTGCACCTCGGCCTGCACCGTGGTCGCGGCGGCGGTTGTCGAGATCGCCGAGATCGTGGTTGCCGATGATGCGCCAGTTGCCAGATTGACCGAGCCGGTGATCGGATTGGTCTCGTTGGTGTAGGGCGTGGCATTGCGCTTCGCCACCGCGCCAGTGCCGAAATAGACGTTGTAGGTCAGCGTGCCACTGGCAGGCGACCAATTGGCGCCGGTCGATGTATCGAAACTCAGCGCCAGACATTGCGATCGCGTGCGGGCGCTTTCGTCGGAGTCGAGCGGGAAGCCAAAGCGGATGGCCGTGGTGCCGGTCTGGCCGCTGTCGCGCTGCACCCGAGCTGCCAACAATGAACGGCCGGTGGCTCCGAGTCCGGTCTGGGCCGAGACATGGAAGGCTTCGTTCGCCCCGGTCTGCAGATACCAGCCATCGACGGTGTAGGCCAAGGTCGAAGCGGTCACCGCGATGTTCGATGACGATCCGGCGCCGCGCTGCCAGACTTCCATGCCGCCGTTCCGCCGAATCAGGTTGCGGCCATAGGCGATGGTGTTGGTCAACGCGGTCTGCATCACGCCTTGCGGCGTCGGCACGGTCGCGGTGCTGATCGCGGCCTCGTTATTAGCCTGCGTCGAGATTGGCAGATTGCCGACCGGCAGAGTGCCAGTGACATCCGTTGTCAGAGTGACTTGCCCCCAAGTCGGGGCGCCAGCCGCGTTGCCATGCAGCACGGTTGTCGTGGTGCCGAGCGTGACCGGCGTTGATGGTGCAGCTCCTGCCCCGCCGCCGAGCACCATGCGATTGGCCGTCAATGCCGTCGATGAGGCGATGGTGGTGGCTGCCGAGAAATAGGGAATGCCACCGCTGGTCCCGGTAGCGATGCCGGTGCCGCCAGAGATGACCGCCAGCACGCCACGACCCCAATTGCTGACGCCATCGGATACCAATGACGTATCGGAGAGCGGACTCGGGATGACGATCGACGATCCGCCATTGATGGTGTCGGTCCCAGCCGGGGCAATCGTCAATGTGTTGGTCGACGAGACCACGCTATTCCAATCGATGATCCGGATGATGGTGCCCTTGGCTACACCGCTTGCGGCCGGCAGCGTCCACGTCCGCGGTGCGGTGAAGGCCGTGGTGCCATAGAGGATGCGGTCATTGACCGTCATCTGATAGGCGACATTGCCGATGCCGAGCGTATTCAGCGAGGAAGTCAGTCCTAGCGCCGCGCCGAGGTTGGCAAGCGGGATGGCCTGCGCTGGCCCTGACGTGCCCGCCCCGAGCCGCCCGACCACGGTATTGGCAGGCAAGTTCTGACTGAGTGTCTGAGCCCCAGCCGGGGCCGTGAGCAACGCCACGGCAGCTAAGGCGCGAAGGGCGTATTTCATGCCGTCTCCGATACAGCGTTATGATAGGGCTTCCGACGCACAATCATTGTTCCACCAGCTTCTTCTTCGGTTTGACTCCGTTAATCTCGTCTTTGCGGTCCTGCAGGCCCTGCATGATGATCTCGGAATGGCGAACCTGCATGATCGCGGTTCCGGTTGCCCTGGTCGATTTGATCGTAGACCTGATAAGACCTTCTCGCAGATAGGCCGGAATCTCTTGCCAATTCGGTTGCCGAACCATTGATTCCAATGTCTGCCGGGTGATCGGGCCAGCCGTCGATTGATATTCGTCGTAGAGTTTGGGCGTGAGCTGCACGCCGCTGATTCGGTTCTCCGGTGGCGTCGGCTTGATGTTGAGCCGCTGCAATTCCAGATCGACCGGATCAGTGTTGACCGTGCCGGTTCGCAGCAATGAATGATAGCCAGGGTTCTCGACCGGCGAGCCTGTCCAATCCCGCTTCGGGTAAAGGCTCTCGCGCAACTTCGGCACTTGGTATTTCAGGCCATCGATGAATGTCTTGGTCTCCCGCATGTGCGGGTCCATGACCGATGCGGTCTGCCGCTGCAGCGATGAGAACGGCATCCAGCTTCCGACAAAGTTCGGAATGACGCGCGGGCCGTATCGCTTCGGATCATCGATCAATTCCATCACGCTCGCCAAGCCCTGCATGCCGACTTCATCTTCCATCAAGCGGCCGGTGTCATGCACGAGCATCGACGCTGCCGTGACCATTTCCTCGCCGTCCCATTTGAAGTGCGGCGAGGCTTCGGCGACGTTGGCGTGCAGTCCGAGCAATGTGCCGATCGGACCAAAGCGATTGTAGCTGACCCATTCATCACCAATCCGCAGCGAGTAGGGTTGATGCGTCAGCATCCATAGTGCCCGCTCTTTCGGATCGGATGGGCCATAGCCGGTTGCGTCATCATTCAGCACCTTGGTTATCATCCAGGCGCCGAATGCCGAACCGGCAATGATTCTGGCAGCAGCCATGTCCTGGGCGCGAGCGCCATTGGTGCCACGCAAATCCTCGCGCACCGCTTTGCTCATACCGGCAAGCACGGTGCTTTCAGTGGCGCGGCTCAAAATCTGGAACGGAATATGGACGAACGGCATAATCATCCACGCGCCGGGAATCTTGTTGAGCGCCTGCTGCACCGACTTCAAAGCTGGGTTGAGGTCATTGATGAAGGTGAGCCGATAGCCTTCCTCGATGCCTTTGTTCATCATCTCAGGCGTCGGACGGTCGGCAATCTGATGGCTGCGTTTCCAGAATGCGTCGCTCGGGCTTAAACCTTCTTTGACCGCTGCAGCGTAAGCCTGCTGATGCACTGATGCGCGATAGCCGAGGAAGTTGAAGAACGAATGGATTGCTGATGCGCCGCGCGATGGTGCTCCGAGGATCTTGCCGATCGTTCCAGGGATCGGTGTCTGCTGGAACATGATGTTCTTGTTCTGCCGCGGGATGATGTTCTGCGCCAGTTCGCCGGGGAGTGGCGTCTGCATTCCGGTCTTTGCCGCTGAGACAGCCGCCTTGAATGCTTCTGGAACCGCGCGCACCAGACCATACATCCGCGCCGCCGCTTCGCCATGCAACACGCGATCATCGCCAGCGAGGCCAACCATGCGCCTTGTCTCGCCGATCATGGCGGCCAGCGGTGTGACAACCGAGCCCTCATAAGCGGCGTATGCGCTATTCGCTAGGACATATTTGGCGTGGGTGATCGGTCCAGAGATCAGCGCATTGATCCAATAAAACCGCGCCATGTCCTGAAACGTCGGCTCGCGCTGATCGTGCAGGAACCGTTGCAATTTCTCCGGATCATTGAGTTCGCGGCCAGCATTGGCAAGGTCACGCAAATCATCGACGCCGCGGCCCTTCTTGTCCTTCAGCCACCGGCCAAGACTCTGAGCATCCTTGACCGATTCCTGAAACTCCTGAAACACATTGCCGGTACGGCCCCATTCAGCACGCAAGCCGACGATCTGCTCGACCGCAAGATCGCGCCGCATGATCGTTTCCTGCAGCTTGGTCAGCTCGGCGAAATCATTCTGGCCGCCCTTCGCCGCAACCTCGCGCATCGCATCTTGCACATCCTCGCCAGCCTTTATCATCAACTGCATGGCCGAGCGGACTTCGCCATCGTTCTTCAATAGACGACCGATGCCGCGCTGGTTGAGTTGCAATTCCTCCGGAGCAACCCCGGTCACTTCCGAGAGTTGGCCGATTTGCGATAGCGGTATGTCGCCCTGCCGCGCCGCATTGAACTCGCCGTTCTCGTCGGCTGACTTCAGGATCAGGTCTTTGACTTGCTCGCCGGTCTCAAGCTTGCCGACGAACTTCTCGAAGCGTTCGCGCCATGGATCGGCACTCGGCTGTGGCCCCTGCACGGTTTCATCACGCTGCCGCGCCGCCATGGTCTTGGCACGTTCGGCCAATTGTTCCTTGACAGGCAACGGCTCTGGCCCGATGACGCCAAGTTCGCGCGCTTGGATCAGATCGTTTTGCGCCTGCGGTAGTGGGCGCTCCGCTGGACCACCTGCAGCCGTTTGCATCTCTGGCGTTGGCCGTGTGACTTCCGCGCCTTCGGCAACCGGGACTTCCGGCAGCGTCTTGGGAATGCCCATCGGATGTGGCGAACCAAGAAAGGCTTCCGGTAATGCGACGACATCACGCGGCAATCCGGCTTCAACGCCTGCCGCCTGCAACCCACGAAAGACGCCTGTGCCGCCACGCACTGCAATCTCGCCAGCCCGCCATATCGTATCGAGCAGCAGTTCATTGGCCGCGTGAAGCGGATTGCTGTAGCTGGTCGCGCCTTCCGGGGCGAAGATGCCGAGCTTCGATAGCGCCTTCACATCCTCCGCAGGCAGGCCCATGCGATCGGGACCAAAGCCTTCGCGGAAGCCTTGCCCGAATGCTTCAAGTACCGGCTCGTAGAATGATCGCGCGACCGGAATATCCGACTTGGTTAACGGCTGCTCGGTCGGCACGGCAATGCCGCCGAACTCGTCAGTTTTCGGCGCGGTCTCGACAGGGATGCCGCCAAATTCGTCAGGCATCACGGCTTCCTATAAAGCTTGCCGTCTTTGCCGATGTATTGAGCGCCCTTACTAAGCTTGTCGAATTGCTCTTGTGTCGTGACGGTGAGCGGCCCGGATGTCGGGATCTTAGTGGTCCCAGGAGCTGAGGTCGGCGGCGGCGGGAATGTCATCTCACTCGGATTAACGCCAACGCCAAGGTTCTTCATGATGTGACCCATCATCCGCTGATTTTGATCCGGCTCGAAATCTTTCAGAGCCTTGGAAATCAGTGACTCGGGATCATTAAGGTTGAGCGGGTCACGCTGCAGTTGGGCTCCGGACTTTTTCAGAGCGATGTATTGCGGAAGGAACACGTCCATGAAATTGGCGTATCGCGAGTGTCCATCAGAGACGACGCCGACTCCGAGCCGTTCCTTCACCGCGTCCAGCTTGGTTTTCATCAATGGCCCTTTGAGGCCAGCATCATCGATTGCCTTCCGCAGCTCCCTCAGTGTTCGCGTGTCATGGTCATCGAGCCGTTTGCTGTGATCCGGATTCGCGGCAGCCTTCAGAATATCCACATCGGTCGTGGCATCTTCCGGCTTCATCATACCTTCGAGCAGATTGGTGTAGGTCTCAGGATTGGTAACAATTGCCTCTTTGCGGTCGCGCTGTGCTTCCGCCCAATTCAGATAGGTATGAGCAACTGATGCAGCGTTCGGCGCATTACCGTTCCGCGAAGCAATATCGAGAATGGCCTGCTCGAAATTCTTGTTGACCATGAACCGGCCGGTCACAGGATCAATCTTCACATTGTCAGTGAAGGCTTTGTTTGTCTCGGTATGCACTTGCAATTCGGCGTTTTGCTTATCGAGTAGCTTGCCTTGCTTCTCGACATTGGCATTGACGCGAGCCTGCGTCTCAGCAGCCTTGCCCAGAGTCTTGGCTTCCGCGCCGTTGATGTATTGCGAGTATTTACGGGTCCATTCGTCGGCCGTTGCCACCGGATCGGCTGACTTCTGGATTGCACCGAATGCGCCAGCTTTGACGATCGACTCCTTGGTCTTTTGCGAGACTTCCGAGCGAACACGCGCTGCATCGGCGCCTTTGAGATTCGGACTTGATGAGACGATGCCTTCAATATCGTGATCGACATGACCGAGCATCGATGGAACCGATGACGGATCTGTCATCGCCGTGTTGGAATAGATGTTCGATGTATTGCGGATGTTGTTGGTGACGGCAACGCCAGCCAGCGTGGTCATGTCGGCTGAGGTCTTGTTGAACATATGCTCGCGAATTTGATCGGCGCGATGCAATGCCCAAGCCTGCGATTTCTCGGTCGAGAAGCTATCTTGGAACTGCTGCAGCTTCGGCTCTAGTTCTTCTTCGAGCCACTTCTTGGCAACACTCGGATCATTTGGATCGGCGTTCTTCGCCGTGGTGTTCCAGCTCTCCGTCGAATCATAGAGAAGCTTGGCGCTGCCCAATGTGCCGCGGCTGATCTCACGATGATCGAGATAGTTTACTGCAGCATCGCCAGCAGAGGCCACCGCAGAACCAAGTCGAGTACCGGCTGTCGCGATGGATTGCGCCGCCTGACTGTAGAACGCGCCAGCCCGGCGCCCGGTTGCAGCGAACGCCGCAGCTCCGCGGTCTGATGGCTGCAGGCCAAGACTTGGAGCGTCGAACTCTTTGATGTTGGGCATTTAGGCTCCCGCTGCAATCGTAGCGATTGCTGCTACACCTTTAATTGCGCCCGAGATGAAGTCTGCCGTTTGTGCTGCTTTATCGGCCTGGATTGCCACGTCGGCCGCCTGAATCATGCTGTGATAGCTTTGCGCCTCTTGCTGGTAGCCAGCTTCGGTGATGAGGCCCTGCTGCCCGAGTACCGCTTTGCTTAATGCGCCCTGCTGCGCGCTCTCGCGAAGGATGTCCAAGGCGCTGCCGCTTTCGGCGAACCCAGCCGCCGCCACTTCCTCTTTGGTCTGGCCTAACGCCTTGTAAAGCTCACGGTCGGCCTGCGCTTCCTTGATGGCGGTCGATTGCGCGGTATAGGCCGATTCCTGATAAGCAAATTCTTCTGCCTTCTTGTAACTGGCCTTCTCGATCTCCGCGCCCTGGATTTTGTATTTCTGGGCGAAGCCGGCAAAGATGTCACCAGCCGCGCCGCCAATGTCAGAGAATGTGGCTTGACCGACAGCCATCACACATCCCTCGTTTCAAGCGCCGAGCCAATGGCTGCGATGTTGCAGATATACGGCCGGGTGATTTCCCAGCATATCATGCCGTCGAATGTATCGGTGTCGTCAATCTGGTCACGGAAGATGCCGTCGAATTGCTCGTTGACCTTGAGCGAGGTGAAGTTGTCGGCCTGTTTGAAGTCAGCCGGTTCAAGATCATCGAACGTGGTGCCAAACGATACGCCCTGCGTGCCTTCGAGCTGCGCCATGACGTAGTTGTTGCGGCGCAATTTGCCGAATGCCGGACCGTCGCGGGCGCCGCTTTCCGCTGGCGAGTTTGGCCGCACAAGCTGGCCGCGCGAGGTAAAGGTGAAGCCAATCCGCAACGGCACGCTAGAGCCGAACGACACCACCAGCGCATGGGTGAATAGGCCGTTGCCGGTGCCGGCGCTGATGCCATCGCCATAAGGCACCGTGATCGAGCCGTTGGTCACCAGATAGTCGCCGCAGTCGAGGCCGCAGAGCCACGCGGTCACGGTCTTGCCATTGAGATGCCAAAGGCCGTTGAGCAGCAATCCAGTGCCGGTATCACTGAATGATGTTGCCGTCACAGCGTCGTCGAGATAGCTCGCTTCGGCCAAAGTCGCGGCTTCGTCGAGCAGATCGTCAAGGATCTCGACATGCCGGATGTTGGTCGTGGTGTCGTTGGTCACGACGGTCAAGGCGTCGACCGTGCCGCCAACCGATGGGCCGACCGACATATATTCAATGCTGCGGCCTGAGCCGAGCGTATGCTTGTGCCAGCCAACCATGGTCGGCCCTTGCGATGTCATCAGAGTATCGCGGCGATAGGTAATGCCGCGGAGCGCGCCAGCGACCCTTGACCAGATCGTTGGCACCAACTCCTGCTGATAGGCCAGCTCTTGGATATTGCCGAGCGTCAGATGCTTGGCGAGCCAGGCGAGGTTCGGCGCCGTGAACTTGCCCGAGAACACGTCGGCAAAGTATTCCATGATCTTGCGGCCGAACTTCTGCACGAACACGGTGGTATGCTCGGTGCGGCGCGGTTCGATGTTGGCACAGCCAATCTGAGTGACCCGGCGGGCCGAGATGTTGAACGGCGAGATGCCGCCAGTTGTCGGAGCGGTGACCAGCCATTCGCCGGCCAGCGTGCCGCAGATGATGCCCTGTAGATCCGGCGTCATCCAGAATAGCGGGTTGGCGTCCGGAGCGTTGAATGTATAAGTGATGCCGCTTGACGCCAGCACGTTGCCGTTCTGGTCGGTCGGCGCAAAGTTCATGTTGGTGCCGATGATGCCATTCGATACGCAGGCATCGATCCGGTTCGCTACCACGCCAGATAGCCAAATCCGCCCATCCGAATAGGTGCCGCAAGTCGGCCAACCAGTCGTGTTGCTATAGACGCCAATGCGCCAGGTGCGGATCGCCGTGGTATAGAGCAGTGGCGGCCCGAGGATCGAGACGGTGACGCCGTTACCGCTGGTTCCGGTGCCAACCGGGTTTGAGAATACGAGCTGGCCGCCATAGAACGCGGTCTGTGGACTGATGAACGTCGGTCCAGGCCCGTAGAACTGCACGCTGATCGTCACCCAGACATATTCCCAAGCCGTCGTCGTATCGGTCGACAGAATGGTCAGCGCACCAACTTGGTTGGCGAAGGGACCATCTTGGCCGATGATCGTTCCGTCGGTCGCATTGGCCGGTGGTGAATGGCTGGCGTAGATGTAGAACGTGCCCTTGCAATAAGCCGTGATGTCGGCGCCGAGACCGAACGGCAGGATCGTCGCAAGAGTCTGGAAATAGCCCTTGTCATTTGCCGGATACCAAGTCGCCGAATAGATTTTCTGTGCCGAAGCGCCAGAATAGTTCTTGCCGGCATAGGCCACGGCAGGCAGCGAAAGCAGCGGGTAGGTGTAGCTCGCTGCAGCCGCCGCGTTCTTCGATAGCGTGCCGTCAAACAATGCCGTCAGGCCACCGCCGGCCGTGAGCAGGCCGATGTTGGTCGATCCAGCGAGCGTGCCGCTGATGTTGTTCAACAGCGCGGTGATCTTGCCCCAAGTCCAGACGATGGCTGCCCCGTTGATTGCCCAATCGAGACTGATGCCGGGCGCAAGAATTGCTGAAGCGGTATGGCCGGTGACGCAGGTATAATAGGCCGTGGCGCCAGTATTATCGACATACGACACGACATTGCCTGCCGAATAGACCGTGCCGATGACCCATAGCGGCGGCTCCGAGAAGAACCGCAACTGTCGTCCGATGTCGGTGGTGACGAAGCCGCTCGGACTGATGGCGGTCTGCGCGCTAACAGCAGTCCATGCGGTCGGGCTGATATCGGGCTGATGATTTACATTGTCGTCGAGAATCGATTCATAAACCACCGAGCTGTAAGTGACGAACGATCCCTTCGCATAGGCAAGCGTTGCGCTCCAAGTGGCGAACGACAGCGTGATGGTGACGGTGCCGCTGACTGCGCTTGGCGTTGCCAACACGCCATTGGTGAACGGATCGAGATAGGGGCCATCGTGGAAATCGGCTTGGGTGAAATTGAATGTCCCAAACGCTGTTGCGGTCGGCTCACTCGCCACCGTGACCGCATAGGGCTGAGTATCGCCATGCAACAGGAATGCCGTCGTCTCCGTCTGCACCGAACGAAGCCCTTGCCATTGGCCGCCGACGTAGGGCGTGGCGATGTCGAGCGCGCGGCGCATCGTGCAAGTCGCGCCGAGCGCATTCAATGTCGAGCCATCGATCGCGGTTCCGGTCACGGCATCGGCCAGCGAGAAATGCGTGGTGTCGGATTTGGTCAGCGTGAACACGCGGTTCTGCAGCAGCGTCGGCGTGCCATCGCCGATGAAGAATGCCTGATCGTTGGTTGCCCATGTCACCGCAGCCGAGAATTGCACCACTGCAGGATTGGCCGTCGAGATAGCGATGACCGTGGCATCGTCATTGGTGCCGACTAACGATAGGCCCGACCAGAAGCGCAGATGCGAGTCGGTGAACTCCATCGTGTAGGGCGCTTGCTGCTGGAAATCGAACTTGACCACGCGGCCAGGGGCACCGCTACGGGTCGTGCCAGCGAAGCTGAAGCCAGGCCGCCGTCGCCACGATTCATCCTCGACCGGCAAGCCGTTGAGACAGACATTCAGCGCAGTGCGATATTTAGGATCATGATAGCGGCCTTGAGCGGTTTTTGAAATCTCACCGCCCGTGAATGACGACTGGACATAGGTTGCACTGGGCATAGCCCTAGATCCTGCAAGCTATGAAGTCGTCCAAGGGCGCTTCGGTCGAGCCCATGTTGATGGCGTTGGTCCGCTTGGCCCGGCTCATGAACTCCTTGTACGCTTGGGCAATCGTCTGCTGCTTGGTGTTCGATTGCGTCAACGGTTCGCAGACTTCGAGGCCGATGCGATAGGCCAAGCCTTCGCAGAACATCGGATCAAATGTCGAGACATCCTGCACGTCGGCAACGAAGCGCAACAGGATCGGAAAGGAATCCATCGACACGAGATAGTTGCCGAAGTAGGTCCAATCCTCATAGGCCAGATTGCCGGGAGCGCCGAGCCACGACATCGTACCGGCTGACGGGTCTTGTGGTGCCTTTCGCAAGAAGCCTGCAGGCAACCGATAGACATTGCGGGTCAAGGCTTGCGATACCGGCCCGCAGTTGATCGGCCAGTTGAGGTTGAGTTTGGAGATGCCGACACCGAACGGGAACGATGCGCCGCCGATCTGGGTCCACAGTGAATTACCGCCGCCTTGCGTGAACACCGTCGTCCACGGATTGAGCAAGCCTGCGCTTGTCCAGTTGACACCGGAATCGAGTGTCGGATCATTGGCGATATTGCCGTTGGTCAATGATGTGTAGATCCTACCATCCGAGCCGCCGACCATGTTGCCGATCGAATAGGTGGTGCCGACGGCCCACAGCGCCGGGGCAAGAGCCGGATCATTGCCGACATTGAGATCGAACAGGCTCATGTAGAGCGTGCCGTTGGTGACCAGCACCCATGAGGTCGAGCCAGCAGCGTTCGGGAAATTGCCGGTGTTGGTGTTGGACAGCGACAGATAGACCACGCCGTTGAACACCACGAATGTGCCCTGCGAATAGGCGGTAGTCTGATTCCATTCGGCGATCGGCGTGGTCGACGGTGGCCCGCTGGTCGTCGAGATGTTCGCCAAGGTCAGCGCCGGCATCAGCGCCCAATTGGCTGCCGACGGTGGCGTGTTGCCGAGATTGCTGTTGGTCAGCGAGACATAGATGTTGCCGCCCGACGTGACGCCTTGGCCCTTGCTGTAGCTCGTGCCGATGGCCCAAGCCGGAAACTCCTGCACCACATCGCTGGTGTTGTAGGTGGTACTGATCGACCACTGGTTTGGCAGCGCCGGATGGACATTATTGCCGTTGAGCTTCGAGGAATAGACGTTATAGCTGCCATTGCCGGTGATGGTATAGACCAGCTCGCCGGCGAAGTACGACGTGCCGGAATCGTAGAGCTGCACCGTCATCTGCCCGAAATAAGGCTCCCAGGAATCGGCCACGCCGGGCTCGTTGTTGATGTTGTTCTGGGTGCGCGAGATCCAGAGCGTACCGCTGGCGTCGGAGACGATCGAGCCGGCGAAATAGGTGCCGCTGGCCGACCAAAGCGTGGCTTCCAGATTGAAGGTGTTGGTGTCGATCGCCCGGATGCAGGTCCGCTTGGTGGCGAATTGCCATACGTTCTCGCGGAGCTCGGCCTGCCGCAGCTTGCCATAGCAGGCGCCGGTCTCGGCGGCGCGACGATTGTTCTCGGTAAAGCTGGAAATGCGCCCAGAGCCGACGTGTTGCAGGGCGCGGTTTGCTACGTCGATCGGAGTGTTAAATTCCGGCATGATGGGCTAATGCGGCTGAGGCCATCGTTCCGGCAACGCACAATCAAATCAGCCTGAAAACTCAGGGTTTTTGCTTGTCCAGACGAGGGTATTCTGCAGCGATCTCTCGAAGCTTAATGGCGACCGCCAGCCCAGCGCGGCCAGCTTCGCACCGTCCAGTCCGTAGTGCCGATCATGCCCCGGCCGCGCCGAGTGGAAATCAACCAACTCGTAGTCCAGTGGCTTTCCAAGCAACCCGGCGATGGTTTGGGCCAATTCCAGATTGTTGACACGCCGATCGCCGACGATGTTGTAGCGATCCGGTTTGTCGATATAGCCATCCCGGTGCCGGTAGGGATTTGTATTCCGCAATATGAAAAGCAGGGCGTCGGCGTGATTGCGGGAGTGTAGATAGTACCGTGAGCCGATGGTTTGCCTGTTGCCATGGATCGTGACCTTTTGTCCGGCAATCACCTTGCGCTGGACCATCGCCGGAAATTTCTGCGGCTGCTGCATCTCGCCGAAGTTGTTCATGGTGTTGGTGATAATCAGCGGTATGCCGTAGGACCGCCAATAGGAAATGGCGATGGCCTCCTGTGCGGCCTTTGAGGCGGCATACGGATTGGACGGCAGGATCGGCGACCATTCGGCATGGCCGGTGGTGGTCTCGCCACACGGCCCATAAACCTCGTCGGTGCTGATCTGGATGAAGGCTTTGAGGTTGAGACAGAAGTTGCGGGCGTAGTCCAGCACGTTGACGGCCAGCATCACGTTGTTGGCAATGAATGGCCCTGGATCGTCGATGGCTGCCTGCACGTCGGACAGCGAGGCCATATTGATGAGGTAATCAATCGGCCCGATCTTGTGGGCCAGGATAGGCGAGATCGGAGCTGTCAGGTCGTGGACAAGGATGCGAACACGGCTGCGCCATTCCGGATGAGCGCATAGCATTTGTTCGACGCGATCGGTAAGCCCTTTGTGCCTGAATGAATCGATACCGACGATATTCCAGTCGGTGTTGTGCATGACGTGAGCAAGCGTGTGGCAACCGATACTGCCGCCGATTCCGGTCAACAATAGGCTTGTCATGCGATTCAGTGGATATATTAAGTTTTATATTCTGGCAATCACCGCTTTTTCTTGTTCTGGGGAGAGTGCGTCTTTTGCCAAAAATCAACCTCGTGATTGCTATTTCCCGGCCACCGTCCAGTTAGTTCCGTTGTATCGAATAAGCCGCTGCAACGCACCACCGCCGCCAGTGACATTTGCGCCCCAGGCGCAGGCGCTGTCAGAACAATTGCCAGCTAGAGCATCAGTAATTGTGTATTCCATTCCAGTGATCGGCGTTCCCACCGAAACGCCAGCCTGCCCCGGCAAGTCGGCAAATGCCAACGTGAACGCCGGGTTGTCATTGTTGGCAAAATAAAATCCGGCCTTCTGGTTGCTCGCTGGCATCAGCCAAGATGAGCCAGTGTTTGAGATGAATGAGGTTCGCGAGCCGGAAGTATCGGAATCTCCAAGCAAATCAATGCCAGCTTTTTCTGCTGATCCGGTAACACCATTGCCAGTGAACGTGACTGAGGTGCTACCCTTGACCTGAATACCGTATTGCGGCAGCGGCGCAACGGTGCCGCCTGTGCCGGTGCCGCCTGGATTTGCAACCGTATAAGTTACGGTGTTGGTGCTGCTGTAGGTACACGATGCGTTGCTGACGTTGTAACCACTCGGCGTCATGCCCGCGACGGTGCAAGTGTGTGATCCGCTGAGGCCGTGAGCATAAGAGGTCGTCAATGTTGCGGTGCCGCCCGCCCACGATGCGGTTGCCGAAATTGGTACGCCAATGATGCCTGTAAAGGCGTTGCCAGCAACGATACCATCCAATCCTATGTATAGAAGCAACGCAGTGTTCACCTGCTCTGTGGTGTTGCCCGTCACCATGAAGCCGGTGGCCGCGTCGTTAGCTCCCGACCTGTCCTTGCCGAGAAGGATCGCGGTATTGCTGACCTCAAAAGAACTGCCGGTAATCACAACACCGAGATTGTGCGCCTGGATGCCAATGTCGTAGCCAGTGATGCGGGTCTGATAGACGCCCGCCTGTCCCATATAAACGCCGACTGATCCAGGCGTGCCAGCCGCGGCAACATTGGTAATGGCAGAATTATAGATCGCGGCACCGTAGCTATTCGACGCCATATCGACGCCGACGAAGCCTTGAATATAGCAATTCCTGATGATGCCGCCCTGTGCTGCATCAAACCGGATCGCCCCAGCATCGGCGTTCTGCCGTGAATTGATTATGTAAAGATCGGAAATCAGTTCAATGTTCTGCAAACCGTTGTCTGGCTTGTCGAGAACATAGCCCGCATAATTTCCATTGATCTGCGTATTGAAGCGGCCCGCGCCGACGATGCCAATCGAGGCATTGCCCGCACACATCGTCAACGATGCGGTGGTCTTATAAACTCCTGCCGGAAGATAAACCACACTACCCGCACTCGATCCATTCGCTACAGCACCACTATTGCAAGCGGCGGTGATAGCCGCCTGAATGTTGTTTGTGTCATCATGCGAGTTATCGCCAACCGCGCCGAAGTCCTTGACGTTGCGAACATCGGCAATCCGATCCGGCATGGTGCGGTTGGCAATGTTCGGAGCAGATGGACCCGTAGCTGGAAACGCAAAGATAGTAAAAGCCGTATCGGCTGACGCCGCGAGCGGCTGTAGAGACGCAACGACAATCGCTGCGATGATCCAGCGTTTCAGCATGTTACAAACCAACATTGTAATACGCCACCTGATCGGCCACCGTTGACGGCAGCGCACCGCCCGTATCAGCTAGCCAAAACCTCATGCGCGGTCCACTAGGCGCAGCAGTCGTCGCTACGCCAGCGAATGAAATATGCCAGTATCCATTGCCCGCACTCTCTATTTGCTGGCAGGACGTGCTGCCCGTCCCCGCTGCAGATGCGCTGATCGTCCCTGCATTTAAGTCAACATATACCCCCATGTAGCTCGCTGCTGCATTGTCACCCATCACCCAAAAATATGCAGTCGCGCTGTTAGCAAGAGTTTTGACCCAGCCCTCAATGGCATAAGTCGTACTTGCAGAAATGCTCAAATCCTGATCGACAAAGGCATAATTCGTGGGCGAGGCAGTTCCTTTCCACGCTCCCGATCCCCCGGTTGGATCAAGAATGCCGGTCGCCAGCGTCTCGTTTACTGGTGCGCGCCAAGGGGGCCCGGTCGTGGGATCGTTTGGCGATGTAAGATGCAGCGTCGTTCCCGAACACAGCGAGAACGACGAACCTGGGGAACCTTTTCCAGCGCCAGTCATCAGCATGACTTGCGAGCGCGCAGGCAGAAGACACAGCATCCCCGCCATCAGCAGCGCAAGCGATACAGCGAGATAAGCGCGGAGTTTCATTCTACCTCGCGAGTAAAAACCCGGTGCCATCGGCATTCTGGTAGAGCTTGGCCGACGATAGATCGAGCAGCAGGCCGCCAGCCGGGACGGTGTTGTTCACGAACGATGTGAGACCGATTGCTCCTGCCGCGCCCATCAGCGCCAACAGCAGCGCGAAGGCGATTGCGGGGCGCATTACGGCACACGCTGAACGTAAGTTAGATTTCCCGAAATATCGCCAGAACCAGACTGGAATAAACAAAGGTCATGCGCGGCAGTGTTGGTCAACGCTGCCGTTGCTATGCCGCTTCCGAAAGTCATGCCGCCGTTTGCTGCAAGAGAAAGACCGTGCGTCGCAGTCGTCGCACCAATAACTGCCTCTGCCGCTGTATCGCATTCGTTTGTGACCTTCGTTCCATCCGCAATGGAGAACACAGTCGCCGCAGATGCAACGAGAGACAAAGAGCAAATATAGATTTTCTGCGATGCCTGCAATGACACAAGCTTAATAGTTGTCGTGCCAGTCATACTGATGGCGACATTGGTTTTTGCCGCTAGACTGCATGGGTCTGGCATATTGCTAGGAAGTACCACTGGCGCACTATTCGCCATCGTCGCCTGACCGTTGGAATTGGCATTGGTGACGAACGCATTGACACCTGGGACCAGCACCGCGCCGGGAGACGTGCCATAGTTCGCCATCGCGCCGAGCGTGCCGGATGCCCAAGTCGTGATCGAGCTGCTGCCACCACCGCCACCGCCCGCGCCAGTTGGTAAGCCGGTGCCACCCGACAGCACCACCACGTTCGATGCTGAATCGCCAGCCTGATTGATGCAGGCGATATGGGTATTCGATCCGACCGTGAAGGCAAACCAGCTCCCGGCCTGAATGATGTTCTTGCTGGCAGTCGCGGTGCCGGCGCCGACGGCGAGGATGCAGGAGACCGCGGTGGTGCCGGTGTTAAAGGCTGCAACCACCGCGCCGGTCGGCAATGCCACGTCGGCCGAGGAAGCCGTTGCGGTGACGGTGGCGTAAGCAGCACCCGGAGCAAATCCAGAGATCGAGGCCGACACCGAAGCCGAAACCGGCAACGGATTGCCCGAGTTGACCGGATCGCACCGTGAAGAAGTTGGTGTGTCTTGCGTGCAGGGCGATGACAGCGGCGCGGCATGAGAAGCCACGTTCATGCCGATCAGAAGGATTGATGCTGCGAGAAGCCGTTTCAACATTGCCGTCGCCTCAAATTAAAAGGGCGGGCAGACCAGAGCCATGCCCGCCCAGGTTCATTGTTGCCGCCGATGCTAGACCAACGGCGGTGGCGCAGCGCCGCCCGACAGCAGCAGAACGTCGATCGTGGCGCCGCCCTGCTGCAACGCGCGTTCAAAGGCTTCCAGCGCCAGAAACATCTCATGCCGAGAAATGTTCTTGCCGTTGGTATCGGTGGTGTTGAACCGGATTTCGAAGTCGCCGGCGGCCGGCGTTTGCGTGCCGACGGTGAAGTCCGAGATCTTGGTCCCGGTCATGCCGTGCTCGATCGAGAGCGAGATCGATGCCATGAGCTACCTCAGATCTTGTAGGCCACGCGGGCGTAGATATTGCCGGCCGCGCCTGTGGTCGCAGCAGTCGCGACGAACAGGAACAGGTCGAAGTAGCCGCCGGGATCGGAGATCTTGCCGCGACCATCGGTGAAGCCGAACAGCTCGTACAACGGCTTGTTCATGAAGCCGCTGGTAAAGGCATAGTTGGAGCCGAGGCCGTTGAACACGATGTCGGTCGGTCCATAGGCCGCGGTGTTCGATGTCTCGATCACCCTGCCGTACATCCGGTTCGGCGAGGTATAGCCGGCGATGGTGGTGGTGGTGCCGCTGTTGCCGGATTGCGGGATCAGGCCCTGCAACCAGACAGGCGTACCGTCGAGCGCGGAGTCCGAGAAGATCCAGCCCACGTCGAACTCAAGGGTCTTGTTCGAAGCACCGTCAAGCGCCGCGTCGGTTGCCAGCGTGACGCTTTCGACGATGGCGCCGGTCGGGATGCGGACGATCTTGTAGTACGAGGTCGACGAGTTCACGCCCGCTGCCGTGACCGTCACATAGTCGTCGACGGCGACACGGCGGTAGGAGCCACCGGCGCCGGCGTTGTTGTTGATGATCGGAACCGTATCGAGGTTGGTGATCGATGCGGATTTTACTGCGTCGTTAGCCATGTGCGCTCCTTACGGGGTGATGTCAGAACCGCTCGTATCCGAGCACAAGATCGAAATAACCTTGCCGTTCTGGGTGCGAACCGGACCAAACATCGTCCGCGTGGTGAGCTGCCAGGGCCGACCACTGAGGTCGATACGCTGGTCAATGAAGTTTTCCATGTCCTTCCAGAGCCCGAGCGTGATGCCGGATCGGACGAACACGATGGCGGTACGGACGTTCGAAGCCGTCGAAAGCCGCTCCGAGACCGCGATGTCGTAGCCGAGGAAGCGGCGCAGCCTGCCGTCGACCAGCACCGGCTTGTCGTTGAACTCGGTGGAAACCACCTGGGTCTGGTTGAGCAGATCGGCCTCTTGCTGCGACCCGATGACGATGCAGGGCGGGTCCATGTCGAGGTCGTTGTGATAGTGGCGCAGGATACGCCGGGCTTCGATCAGCTTGGCCACGGTAAGGCCGGAAGCCGATGACGAACCGAACGTCGAGGCCACCTGAAACAGCGTGGTCGAGAACGTGTCGGTGGTCAGATTGCCAATGTCGGTGCCAATCTGCCGGCTGCCGGTTGCTGCAGCGATAATGCCGTCATCCCAATAGCGGCCGGTCGCGGCAGCGGCGGCTTTGACATAGCCCGAAGTCGGATCGACGATGGTCTGCAGCCGATCATAGTCGTCGATCAGCTCGACCAGCTCGCCCGGTTGCGGGAACATCCAAGGCCGGATCGAATAGGGATTGGTGTGGGCGACCGGAGCAAAACGGCCCGGCGGTTGCTTCATCACCACGGATGAGTATTGCGTGACCGGCGAGGCCATCTTGCCGACGAGGCCGCCTTGTTCGGTCACATGCGGCCGCAGCACCGATTGCATCTGCTGCAGGAGCAATTCGAGATTGCTCGAATACTGTGCAGTGAAATCAGGATAAAGGCCGTAGTTAGCGGTCGGATACGGGATCGTCATAGGTTTCCCCGATGCAATAAGGGTTGCAGCGTTGACCTATGAGCTTGTCCGGTGCAGGCCGGGGCCGTCTGGTCGTCAAGAGCGGCTTGTCCAGCTACGGGGCCGTCGTGGGCTTCGCGGCTTGCCCTGAATGGGGCCGTTCCACCATGCACGCAGGATTAGGCGGCTGCGGTCGCGCAGGCCAACGTCTAATTTTCAAGTGCTCGCAAACTCTCCGAAATGCTCGGTTGCAGCCTTCAGATAAGCCAATTGTGCCGCCTCGACAGTATCAAAACATCCAAGATAATAGCTTTTGCTTTTGACTGATATGCTTGCCCGCCATTGCTGCATTCCTCTATCGAAAGAGACGCCCTTGATGCCGCTTTTGTTGTTTTTGAAGGCTGGCCTGTTGGCATTGTTATGGGCGTTGTCGCATTCGCGAAGATTATCCCATCGATCGTTGCTTCTATTCCTGTCGCGATGATCGATCTGCTCGGTTGGAAAACGCCCGGTCATATAGAAAAAGGCCAACCGCGATCTAATATAAAATTTACCTTTGAAATGAATACGACAATATCCATGACAATCATGACCAGTAGTTTTTCCTGCTTTATTGCCTTTGCGATAATGAAATTCCCCGGTATCGGGATCGTAACGAAAATGCTGCAATAATTCCTTATGATCGATCATGCTGCCACCCGAGCCAATTCACAATCCATCTTGAACCGCTCGAAGTCGGATTGCAGCCGTTTCAGCGGCTCCGACCAATCGAACGGCCGCTGCTGGCGGTATAATATCATCGAATCGTACCAGCAGGTCTCCCGGGTTTCCTGCATCCACGGCCAGATCGCATCGTGGCGGACCAGATTCCACACCGGCTTGCCGAGCGCGCCGGCCAAGTGGGCGACCGATGTGTCAACGGTGATGACCAAATCGAGCTGGTCGATGATCCAGGCGGTGTCGGCGAAGTCGATCACGCTCGGCATCAGGTCGCGGACGCCCAGCTCTTTCAGAGCCAAAGCCTCGTTGTGATGCTGCTGCAATGACACGAGATTGACGCCGGGCCCGACCAGTTTCTCGGCCAAGGTGCGGAACGACAGGCTCTTGGCGCTGGCGATCTCGATCACGTCAGGCTGCAGCTCGCGCTTGCCGGCGGCCCAGCAGAGACCGACGTTGATGCCTTCTGGGAACGTCAGTTGGAAGCCACGATTTGGCGGGACCAGATATTGACCTTTGCCCGGCAGCATCAATGGATCGTGGTCGATGAAGGCCGGAACGTCCAACAGGGCGCATTGGTAATCAGGCACCCACGGCGGCGGGTCGTAATGCAGGATCACGGCATCGGCCCATGGTATGGTGCGGGCGAGGCGATAGACCGGCGGGCGGGCCGAGACGATGATGCGGCAACCTAGCTTTTTTATTGATTCGGCGAAGCGGAACGACATGATCTCGTCGCCAAAGCCCTGCTCGACAAACAACAGGATGGTCTTGCCGTCCAGCGGCTCGCCCCGCCATTGCTCGTAGTTCATCCGCGGCGCCGGTGGAAAACCAGGCGAATTGAAGCGGTTGCGGCTGAGATTGAATCCTTCGCGCCAGCGGCCGAGCGTCATGGTGCAATGGCCGAGATTGACCTTGGCCTCCGGATTGCCGGGGCTCATGCTAACCGCGATGGCGTAATGCTCGGCCGCTTCCTCGATCCGCATGGTGGCGGTGAGCAGATGGCCGAGATGGTAATGCCCTTCGAAACTATTCTGCAGCGCCAGTGACTTGCGAAGCGCCTGCTCGGCTTCCTCGTACATCCTTGCCGCCATGGCATCGATGCCGCAGTTGCACCAGAGATCAAACCGTTCCGGCGCGGCCTTGATGGCAAACTGGTAATGCAGCACCGCGTTGGCGTGCCGACCAGCCTCGGCCTCGATCCGCGCCCGCAGCGCCCAGGCGTCGGCGTGCTTGGGGTTTCGTCGCACGATCTCCCAGCAGGCCGCGCTGGCGTCGTCTCTCTTGTTCGCCCGCAGCAGCATCACCGCGGTATCGAACATCAATTCGCTTTGGTGCATGTCACTTCTTCTTTGCGTGTTTGCTCTGCATCTTGTTGGCGTGCTTGTTGGCGGTGGCTATTGCGACGCCCTCCGGTGTGCCCGAGCGGATCATGGCATTTGCCATTGATGCGGCCTTGCTGGCGGCGGCACCGTGCAGCTTCTTGTTGTGCCGCGATGCGAACGACTTTGCTGACCATGGCATGATCGCCTCCTAGATCGGGACTGCCTCGTAATAGCTGCTGATCGGCATCATGTCGAACATGCCGGGAATTGACGCATCGGTTGACCCTGACATCTTGAAACCCATGCCCTCGACCAAGGCCATGAACTCGAAATCGCTCCACGCATTCTGATGGTTGAACGTGTAATCGGTCTCCTTGAAGCGGACGATCGATGAAAGCGTATCGGCAATGTCGTGCGGCGAATGCAGGTCGAGCAGGCTTTCCAAGGCGTTGCCGACCACCGGCGCAGGGCCGTGATAGGCATTGCCTCCCCCACGAGCACTGCCTCCGAAATGATCGCCCCATGCCTTATTCCAGAAGCCGCAGAAGATCATGCTGCAACGGGTGGCGATGCTGTCTGGCACGTTCTTGCGCGGCCAGGTCCACGCCACCGAATCGAAACCCCAGAGCGGCTGATCGAAATACGCCTGATTGCCACTGCGATACTGATGCAGCGCGTCGTCGAAGTTCGGCAGCACGATGACCAGGCGGCCATGCCGAGCGATGACCCGGCGCGATTCGGCCAGCACCTGCGCCACCGTTTCGTCATCGAGATGTTCCAGGCAATGCGAGGAATAGACCAGATCGACCGAAGCGTCAGGAAGATCGAATCGGCATGACGGCGTGAAGTTGAAGCCGGTCACCGCGTCGAGGTTGATCCAGCCGCTGTGGTTGAAGTTCTTGCCGCCGCCGATATTGAGCTTCATTCCGGCACGCGGGCGTTCTGGCCGGCATAGAGATAATCGAGGATCGTGATCTTCGACGGCAGGGTCAGGACTTCGATCGCCATCCGTCCACCGAGCCCACTGACGCCACGATGCTTCAACGCATTGTTGTCGAACAGCAGACAGGCTGGCCCATCGGCAAAGAATGTTATCTCCTTGCCGTGTCTGTTGATCAATTCCAGCGTGCCGCGTCCTGGGTCCATCGGTCCCAGATAGAGCATCAGCTTGATGGCCGTCGGCGGCAATTCGTCGGTGTGCCATTCGGTTGGGCCGAACTGGTCGCGCACCACCACTTGCCATGCCCGGACGTTGCCGATCTTCCATGGATAGCCGAGCTCCTGTTCGATGTCGTCGGCGATGCCTTCGAGATAATCGATCAGCACCTTGGCGTCGGCGTCGTCGACCGGGCCGAAATAATGTGCATTCCAGTTGAGACGGGCGACGGCGGCAACATCGAGCTTGGTGTGCGAGTAGCCGGCGATGCAATCGTCATTGGCGAACGGCCGCTGGTATTTGTTCGAGCAGAACGCGGCCAGCCGATCCGCGGTGGCTTGCGGAATGCGGAAGGCGCGAAAGCCATCGTCCTTGAAGTTCGGCAATCAGCCGCTCCTTATGCTGCGGATGGCCGGGGATAGGCAACGCGATGCAGGTCATCCCACTTGCGACGCGACTCGCGGTCGCCGGCGAGCAGGCGTGCGCCGAACTCCTTGTCGCGCTTCAGCGAATCGATCTCGGCCGCGGCCTGGTCGCGTGACATGACGGTACTGCCGCTGTTGCCCGGCTGGCTGCCGATGTAGGGGGCCTCGCCCATCTTGGTGCCGGCGACGCGGAGCATTTCCCAGACCGATGCGGCGCCGATGCCGCCGACGGTCGAGAGCAGATCCATGGCCTGCTGCGCCTTCTCGGCCGAGATGCCGGCTGCTGCGGCAAGACTTTCCAGCGCCTTGGTGGCGATCACCTTGTTGACCGGCTCGTTGGCGCCCCAGCTTTGTTTCAGAGCGGCACGCTCGGCATTGATCGCTGCGGTCTTTTCCGCCAGCTCGGCCGCGTCGTTGGATTCCATGTGTTTGATGAGACGCGCGGCGACGGTGGCGGCGCGATCCTTCGGCACCCGGCCATCATGCAAGGCGGCGCGGAGCGTGTCAGCGAAACTCAATTCCAATTCCTTGCCGTCAGCGAACTTGACGCCCGACAGGTCGTAGTCCTTGGGCTCGGCAGGCACGCCAAGCTTGCCGAGATAGTTCTTGATGTCGGCCTCGGCGGCGTTGGGTCGCGGGATGCGGACCATCTCGTCGGCCGGCGCTCCGATCATCTTCTCGGCATTGCGATAGAAGTCAGTGAGCTTGCTCGCGACCACAATCGGATCGTTCGGATCGATGCCCTTGTTCTGCCAGAAGCCGATAGTGGTGGCGTCGATCTTGTCGCCGAACCATGGCGCGGTTGCTGCGGCAGTTGTCGTGCCAGTCGTCGCGGCAGCGCCTGTAGTTGCTGCTGTCGTGGTCGCGGCAGCCGTTGTAGTAGTTCCTGCGGTGGTATCGGTCATTGGTCGGCTCCTTTGCTGGCGAGGCGCATGGCGGCGTGCTGCAGTGCGCTCCGGGCGACGTTCTCTAGTTCTTGCGGCGTAAGCTTGATGTGCTTGAAGATGCGAAAGAACATCTGCCGCCTGCCGTGCATCTCCCAAAGCTGCCGCTCGGTCAAGTTCTCCGGGTCGGCGGCGAAGGCGTGGGCGTAGTCGGCCAGATCAACCAGAACGTGGAAGCCCGCCGAGCCCTCGCGGCCGAACGCGGTCTGATAGGCCTTCTGCCTTATGCCAAGCTTTTGCAGTGCGGCATTATAGAAATCGCTCACGAGGCGAGTTTCCGTCCGATCGGATCGATGCGCAGATCTGCCACCACCCAACGCTGCAGCAAGGCAAACATCTCTTTTCTATCAGTGTCGTCAAGCTTGAGCTGGTCGGCGAACGCCCGCATCTCGTGGATAAACTCCGAGATGGCGTCGTAAACGGCGGTCTTTCGCACCACGCCGTCGTCGCAGGTCATGTCGCAAACCACCCGGCCGGATTGCATGATGGTGGCATAGCCTGAGAGAAACGGCCGCTTGATGTCCTCGAAGCCAGGAACGGCGACCCGAAGCAATACCGGCAGGGCCGCCGCATACTCCTTGGCAAACACCACCAGCAACGCTCGTTGCAGCCGGCCGTGCGATTCGCGCAACGCCCGCGCCTGCCACATCTCGCGGATCTCGGCTACTATCTTTCCGGCGAAGGGATTCATGCCGGCACCGGCTGCTGCTGCGGCTGCTGGCCTGCCACGCCCGGCGCTTTCGCGATCGCGGCCTGTGCTTTTATCATCGCCGCTTGCGCCGGCAGCGCCTGGATCTGCTGTTCGCGCTGCGCGGCTTGGGCGCGGTTCTGCCGCTTCATCTTCAACTCTTGCGGCGTTGCGGTCCATGCCGTCGGCATCTCATTCATCTCGCCGATCGCCGGGATCATGGTATCGAGGTTGAAGTGATCGTAGACCGATGAGTCGCCAGTGTTGATGGCGATCTGATGCGCCACGTCGAGGGTGCGGAGACCACCGGCAGCTTGCGAGGCGCGGGCTTGCAGGGCCAGCGGCGATGTGTCGGTGACTTCGTAATTGCCGCCGGCCTCGCGCAAGCGTGGCGGCATCGGTGGCAAGAGGTTCATGCGGGCGAGCAAACTAAGTTCCCGGGGGACGAGGCCGTTGCCGACGAACTCGGAGTGTTGGCGGCCCAATGTGGGCGCGACCAGCATGGCCCGCTCGTTGATGAGCTCGGTGACTTGCGTCGCCGTCATGTTCGGATTCTGCATCAAGGTCTTGAACAGCGGCGTTAGGAAGATGTTTTCGATGATGCCGCGTTCCTCGAGCATCATCTTCTCGGAGATGCCGATGTCGCCCACAGGAAGCGTGTGCACCAGTGGCCTGCCGTCGGCGTTGACGCCGCCGGCATTCTGCGCGCCGGGGATCGAGTTGAAGTCGATGATGCCGTCGTCGGGCAACAGGTACACCGGATCGGAAGCGCGGTGGCCTTGCTTCAGAAACACGGTCTTTTCCGCGTTCAAGGTTTTCAATCCGGGCAAGGCGATCTGCGCCGGTCCGCGGCCGTATTGCTCGCCCGGGGTTTGATCGTAGCGCGACACCGCGTAGGGGAAGGTGCGGAAGCCACCTTCCTCGGCACAAAGGCACTGGCCCTCGATCGACATGTAATAGGAGACGAACGGCATGCCGCGGTGATCGAGCCGTTCCGGATCGTAGTCGTCTTGGTGGCGCGGATAGACGCAGTGCAGAAACTGATACGGCGTCTGCAGGTTCTGCTGCAATGCCGGCATGAGTTGCGGCGGCAGCCATTCCTCGCCGAACTTTTCCTCGGCTTGTGCCGCGGTGAGGCGGAACCAGCGCACGAGTGTCGTGACCATGCCCTGATGGTTCTCGGCAAAGAAGCATTCGCCCAATGGCACGGCGCGGTAGCGAAGTCCGGGCTGGCCGCCGGTCCAGCGCCGATCGATCTCGTCGGTGAACATCACGCTGTTGCCGAAGGCGCCGAGCGATTGCCAGTTGGAGAAGTTCTGGCCGTAGAAGTTGGCCGACGCCCGGCTTCTGTAGCGAAAGAGAATGGTGCGAACGTCGTCGAACCACTGCCGGGTGGCGCGGTCCTTCATGACGTATTCGTCGGCCTCGAGGCCGTGCCACATCCGGTTCTTCGGCGTAATCAGCGAGTCGGCGATGGCGCAGAACTGATGCAGCGCGAGCGCGCCGGTGGCGTCGACCTGCTGCTGGGTTTTCTTGACGCCGGGGAAATTGTAGCTGCCGACAAAGAAGGTGTTGCGCGAGGTCGGCAGGATCAGCGCGGCGGCTTCCTCCCATTGGCCGGCGAACACGTTGCGATAGGTGGTGAGCTCGGAGAATAATTTGTTGATGAACTGGACGATCTGATGCTCGCGATCGGAGATCAGGCGCGGGCCGTTGATCGGGAGATCGCGGTAGATGGCGAGCGCCATGGCGGTCACACCGCCGACAGTGCCGAGCCGTATCCGTCAGCCAGAGACGACATGCCGACCGGCAATTGCCGGGACGCCTGCATGGCCTGCAGTCTTTTCTTGCGCTGCTCCTCGGTCTCGCCGGCGACCTGATCGCTGAGGCTCGGCGCTGCGCCGTCCATCAAGGCCGAAGCGCCGGGGCGTGTGGCGCCGGGAACCGACATGCCTATTCGGGGGATAGCCATTTAGGCCGCGTCCAGCTTCCGGCGCCGCTCGTCGTTGGAGTCTTTCAATTCCTGCTCCATGCGGGCGAGATTGGCTTCGTAGTCCGCCTCGCCCTTGCCGTGCTTGCGATAGGCCTCGATCGAGTTGCGGGTCTGGTTGCCCGGGGAGCCGATGCCCTGTTCGATATACATCTTGCCCTTCTTCTTGGCGTCGGCGCCGAACACGTTTCTGGCTTCGGCCTCGAAGTGATCCTTGATCGCGCTCTTGGGCAGCTCGCCCTTGTCGATCAGATCCTGCATCTCGGCTAATTCCATCGGCGTCTTGGTGACCATTCAGGCTCCTTTGATGGGGTGTGGCGGAAGAAGCTGGAAGAAGCAAGAACCTCTCCCGCCACCGTGCCTGGGCTTATGGCACTTCAGCATGGACGCGGCAAAGTCGGCTCGGCGGGACGTTTAGCCAACGCACAAATCATGCCGCTCCGGTGAAGATGTCGAAGCTGCCGTTGGGATGGCCGAGGGTGCCCTGGGCAAAATTATGGTTGCCGGGGCGGGCCAAGGCCCGGAAGTCGGCCGGGGCCTTGGCAAAGCGGATGTCCATGACGACCTGCCGGATCGCCGAAAGCAAGTCGTCGTCGACCTTGTTCACCAGGCCGTCGATGCGGTGATAGCCGAGGTATTCGTCGAACACGTTGGACAAGTGGCCGGCAACCTTGAGCCGTTCGCCGGCGAAGCGGTTCTGCATCTCGTCGATGCCGTTCTCGAACTGGAAGCCGCCGGTCGGGAAGGTGGCGTGGGTCGGCCGCATGTTGAGGCCAAGCTTGGCATAGGTCTTGGCGATGCTGTCGCCGCTGATGATGCTGCCGCCCTTGCCGCCGTCGTGCGGCCAGGCCACCGGGGCCTGCCAGCGCGGGTGCTGCTTCATCGCCGCGACGTGGTTGGCGGCAAGGCCGAGCATCCGGATGGCGTGCATGACGTAGATGCAGTCGGCATCGCGGTCCCAACAGCACAACACCGCAGCGAACGGGTGGCCGGTGTTGATCGAGCCGGAATGGCGGAAGTCGACGCCCCAGAGCCACGGCCAGTACGGCGGCACCGCGGCCGGATCGAGGTCGTGGGTGATGCGGGCGCGGGGGGTGGAGAACACCGCGCCCTCGCCCTGGCTGTCGGCGCCGAACGCCCTTGTGTCGGCCTTGTCGCCATAGCGGGCGATGATGGCGGGGATTTCCTCGTCGGGAATGTGGCCGCCCTTCGACACCGCGCAGTCGTAGATCGTCATCAGGATCTCGACACACTCGCCGGTGCCGACCCGCTGCTTGAAGCGCTTCCGCAGGGGAGAGAGGCCGAGCAGGGGAGTGAGCGAGCAGATGATGCGGCCGCGGGTGGTGGTGAGGCGGGCCAGCACTTCGTCATAGATCGACGAATCGTCGCGGCTGACATCCTCGTCGAGCCACGGCACGTCGACCGGCTCGCCCTGGAATACCTCGCGGCCCTCGGCGTAGGACTTGAACCGGATCATGGCCTTGCCGCCGTTGTCCCGGGTCAGCGAAACGGTGTCGACGCAATCGGAGACGCCGCGCGACATGGTGATGCGGCCGATGTTGTCCAACGGGATCAATCCGGTGCCGAGCATTCCTTGCTCGCGGACCGGGCCCAAGAGCTTGAGTTGCGCGCCGTCGCGGGTCTTTTCCGCGGTGGTGCAGGCGGCCCAGCCCATGAAATCGATCGGGCGCTCGATCTTCGGCGGCACCAAGAAGCGCCTACCCTCGTACCAGCCGGGATACATGGCCAGCGCATCCATGGTCATCTGGGCGCCGGCGGCGTGGGTCTTGCCGAGCTGGTTGCCGGCCCGCAGCATCACCTCGGGCACCAAGGTGTTGTGGAACTCGCGCTGCTTGTCGTTCGGCTTGTAGAAATCGATGCGGCGGTAGTTCCGCCGGTACTCGAACTCGGTCAGCATCTTCTTGGCATGACGGCGGATGCCGTTGGGATCTGGCCCATCCTCGGTCTCGATCGGGCGTTCGGCCTCGATCACGGTCATGGCGGGGGTGGCTCGGTGGGCTCGAGCACGGCGCGGGGCGCGCAGACCACGCGGCCGGTGGCATCGACCCGGAGCATGTGAGCCACGCCATTGCCGTCAAGGCCAGCCGCCACCTTGGCGAACTTGTCGGGGATGCTGAAGTCCGATGCCTTTACCGTCATCGCCACGGCGAGCATGACAAACATAAACCCGACCATCAGGCCGATGCCATAGTTCATCGCAGCAACCCTCGCAACCAAAGCCGCAACCGGACATGCCAAGGCAACCTGTCCAGCGCCGCCAATCGGTCAAGCCTTTCATGGTCCCGGATCAAATCGTCCAGCTCCGGGTGACGTGGAAAGACCCACGGCTTCATCGCCAGGCCTTCCATTCGTCATACAGCCGCGAGGCGAAGAAGCCGATGCAGAAGCCGAGCAGGCCGGCGGCGAGGTAGATCATGATTTCTGCAATCTCTTGGTCGGCTTGCGCCATTCCGCGACAGTCGAGCCGTGCCACGTTCCGGTTCTAATCTGCGCCGCTCGAAGTGCTATGTAGGTTTTCTGACAAGCACGGCAGGTATAGGCGACCGGCCGATTATCCCGCGTCAGCACATCGCCATTGGCATGGAACGCATCAGGTTCCTTGTCCTCGCCACAACGGCCACATCGCCAAGTCCTCATTTGCTATCCTCAACCACCACGGCCTCGATCAACTTGGCCTGCTCTCCCGCCAGCAGCCTCTCGTACTTGAAAAGCCCCGAGAAACCAAAGACCTCGACCAGCTTCTCCCGTGGCACCCCAAGTTCCAGCAGCCGCTTCAAGTCGGCCACCGCCGCCTGGGTGTGATCGACCACCTGCACCGAGCCGCTGACATTGACATCCACCGCCGTCCGCTCGCCAATCCCGGTCCTCGCCAGCACGCTATCGATCGCCCGCTGCGCCACCTTCTCGTCCTCGCTGTCCAGCAACTTGCCCTGCCGGATCAACGCCTTGGGCTGCAGGCTATACAGATACCGCATGCCCAATTCACGGATCGCATTGAGTACATCGGTGCGCTGCAGCAGCCGATGCGCCGCAACCCGCGCCGCCGAAGTCGTGCTCGGGTACCCGGCCGCCCGCGCCGCCTTCGCCCCCTCCCCACCACTCCACATGTAATGCCAGCAAAACAGCCGCTCCCGGTCATTCCTGAGCTGCTGAACCGCCTCCGGAAGATGCTCCAACGGCGGAAGTACCGGATAATCCTGCTGTGCCATGCGTGAAAGAGTAACCATGTTAACGAAATCAATGCAAATCACAATAAATTGCCCAAAAAATAGGCAGGTAGAAAATCCTAGGGATTTCAGAAACTTGGGCGCGAAAAAGGATGGAGAGGTCGGTTGTGGGCCGGGCCATCGTTTTTCCCCCACCCACCCACCTCCCCCGGTCATTCGGAGGGTCGATGCCTGCATATCGCTTCCCATGTGCTTCCCAGCATCGGATCGAGTGCCGTGCAATACGGCAATAGCTGAGTGCGATCAATGCGTTGAGCAATGCAGACCCTCAGTTAGGTAGACTGATGCTCGCGTGCCGTGTTCATGCAATGATGCAGTGCGTTATATCCGGCTGGATATAGCGTTACGCGATGATTGCTGCGATTGAGCTCTTACCCACGCCTATTGCTGCGCTTCGATCCATCAAGCTGCGATACGCGTACGCAGCATATGTAAGTCTCTTATGGTGCGTACGGTGTTGTTCGCTTGCGTTGGCGCCATGCCTTGGCGCGTTCACGTGCTTTGCGTTTGCGGGCTTCCTCGCGTGCTGTTTTGGGCAAGTCGATTGCACCTATTGTTGTGATTCCGAGTGTTGAGCGATCGGCGGCAGTGAGACGCAAGCGCCAGGCGAGACGATCGGCTTTCCAGTAGCGTTGTCCGGTGAGGCTGGCGTCGATCATGATCTTGGCTTCGCCGGTGGATAACCAAGGCGCCCACAACGTAATCCATGCGGTCATGCGGCCACGCGCGGCGGCCAGTGATGCGAGATGATCCAAGGCTATTTGAGCATCCTCTCGGCCAGCATCATCGTCGGGCAATGTCTCGCCGTATCGAGCTCGATAGACCCGCGATAGATCCCGCAACCGGAGTGAGGCTAATTGTGCTGGCGTACGGCGCCGGCGACGATAGCGCCGTTTAACCTCTGCCAGTTTGGCTTTGACGATGGCCGGTGATGGGCGCTGCTTCGTCACGCCCCATTATGCAGCCTAATTGCTTTTAATTCCACATGAATTGAGCAATCGCCACCCAGAGCAATAGCGTCATGATGAACAGCGATAGTGCGGCAATGTCGGATAACATTCGGATCATGGTTGGCTCCCTCGCGGTTGAGCCATCACCATGCCAGGCAATCCTTAAAACTCCGTTAAGCCATTGATATCGTTGTTCACGAAATCGTGATTAGACAGCATGACGCTAGTGACGTAGTGTCACTGTGTCAGATGGCAATGGCTGCTATCGCAACAACCGAGGCTCAAATGGCAATGTCATTCCTGAAATACGCTGAATTGTATCCCGACGCGGCGCAAGCCAAGCTGGAACGGGCAGGGCGCAAGATTGACGCGCTTAAGGCTCGTGGCATCTGCACTCATGGCTGGATGCAAGGGCCGCCCGGCAAAGCGGTCCTAACCTGCCTCGATTGCGGTCGCGAGTTCGCAAGCCACGAGGAACACATGCAAGCCCGCCGCGAGGCATTCAACTCCTAACCCCCTCCCGCATGGCGGGGGACAACCGAGTGTGAACCATGATTGGCGAACCCGATTTATCGGTTGGCTCACCGAATGACCATGAGCCTATTACAAACGACGAAGCGGAAGCTTTGTCAGATGCGGCAATGGCTTTTGCCAATGTTGGGGAGGATTTCAAGCTGCCGTGGAATTGCGATCTTGATGATGAAGAACGGGGCAGGTTCATCGGATTGCTAGAGGCTTGCCGCGCTTATCACAAAGCAATGGTGCGGCCATGACCCAGCGATCTAACCTCCCCGGCCAGCTCGATCTGCCGCAAACCGAGGAACGGCCGGCCGAGCTCGCCAAGCACAAGATAGCCTCCCCATTGCGCGGGGAGGTTGCCCAAAAGCCCTGCGATCATGGGCTATTCAGCGACCAAGCTAAACAGGTTGATTTGGAGGATCTGCTATGAGCTTTGAGAAACGCCAAACGAAAAGCGGATTTCTGCAATTTCGCGAGATTTACAGCGATGGCAGGAAGGGCCAATGGCTATATCAAATCTATAGTTTTCGCGGCAATCCCGGCGAAATGGGAACGTGCCTAGTTTACGCCGTCGACGGCAAACGTGACTGCGCGATTGATTGGAATAATCGCATTTTCATTGACGGCCGTTGGCGATCGCCATTGAGCTGGCACCATTGAAATGGTCGGGGGAGGGTTGGCGCCCTCCCCCTTTCACCATGTCACACGCCGATTCCCACCGAGACAAAGAACCGGGCAACACAATGAATTCGCAAGATTACCTCACAGCCCTCGATCGACTGCAGCTTACACCCTACACCGCGGCTTTGCACTTGGGCATTTCGCGTCGGCAATCCCACCGCTACGCCAGCGGCGATTCGCCGGTCAATCCGACCATCGTGCTGCTGCTGCAGATGTACCTCAAATTCGGCTTGCCTGGTGCTTGAAATCCGGGTCCGTTGGGAATAGCGCCCCACGCCGTTCCCGATTCGGTCGCGGAACAGTATAATAATACATCGCGATGGATCGCCTAAAAATGCCCGCTGGTGCGTTTAATCGCTCCGGGTGCCCATGATAGCTGTCCGGGCCGGTTTCGAACACCACGGCTCGATTGCCGGTCGGGGCGATGGCAACGGCCGGCGACAGATCCCGGTCGTAAAGCTTCAATTCCCCACCCCATTCCGGTTTCCAGTCATCGTTGACGAAATAAATCAGGTTGAGGCGCCTTTCGAGCCCCGTGGTGTCGTGATGGCTGAAATCAGCATGGATATCGAGAAAACCACCATTGCCGGAAAGATGAAAACCAGATTCAGCCAAATCAGGATCAGGAACAAGACCGGGAATACCACTAAGCGTGCGGAGGAAATGCACAAACGCCCCACTGTTGAGCTCGTGCACGATTTGCCGCTGGTATTGGTCATAGAGCAATTCCTTGACCCCTTCCGGGCCGCGTTTGGTCACCCGTTTGCCTTGGGTATGGGCATTGTCGGGCTGCTTCCATATCTGGCTATCCGGCTCCGGAAATGCCGCGCTGATAAGCCGATATGCCGCCGCATCGAATAGCCCGTCGAATACCCAATACGGGAACGGCTTCATGGCCGCGAATATCGGCGCCATGGTCCGCGCCCGATCGAACAGGTGGGGATAGTTAATCCGCAGCATGTCGCGGCAATTGAAATCGCGTTGGATGGTTTACAAATTCCATGTGTAGCGGGTAATTCAAAACCCACCGTTTCAGATCGCTACACCAATAGGCACGGCCAACAAACTCAATTGGAAATAGAACGTCGCTCCCGTCTTTCGGCGCGTTCTCAATGTCAGTTCGCCAGTCATCGCGCATCGTCATCGGTCGGCCCTTTCCTGCCGCGGCACCCACCATTTGCGCTTGCGCCACATCGCCCGCGCGCCCATCTGCCCGTAAAGCCGTTTGCGCTCCTTGGAAATCCTGCGATTGGCCGCTCGTGCACCTAGCGTTCCGAGCTGCCTGAAAATGCAGAGAACATCTGGGTTTTCGAGCTGTAAGGTCAGGGACTGACTAGTCGGCGTTTTCAACTTGCGATCCGACCGCTTGTCGACCGCCGCCATTGCCGCTTGATCCTCGACCGCAATCCACATGATTCCGAGCGCCCCCATCATCGGGCCGAAGCTCGCCTGGTTGAACTTGAATCGATGCTGGTGGTACGGCAGGCCGGCCTTGTGCCCGAGCACCTTGGCGGAATAGCCCTTCGGCTCGCCGGCCCAGCGATCGAGGTCATCGAACGTCATGCCGCGTTCGGCCATTCGCCGCCGGCAGATCTCGACCATGTGCAGGTATTCGGTTGCTATGCCGAGCTGGCGTGGTTCGCTCATGGGCAGGTTTCCCCAAGACTTTCTCAATGACCTTATCGACATCGCAGTAAAGCTTGTAGGCATCGCGGAATCCGGCCCAATAGCCGTCCGCGTAGTCGCTGTGCTGGCTATGCTCAATCCGCTTCGCCATGTGTCTTTGCCGTTTTGAGAATGTTGTAAATCTGCATCTTGCTCAGACCGTAATGCGAGGCAAGATTTCGCACGCTTCGGCCCTTTTCATGCTGTTCAAAAATAAAACGATCCCGTCCAAGATTCTCAGCCCATTTGCCGCGATATGAGCCGCGCTTGCGATAGGTCGGATTGTAGATCTTCACGGCATTTTCCGATCATGCCTTGCCTTCCGGTTTTGCGATCGGCTTGCCGTCCAGATCGACGGTCCGCGGCTTGAGCTTGATCGGTGGTATCCGACGCAATTGCGCCTCGGCATCCTTGATGACAAAAT